TCCCACTTGTTTGAACAACTAAAAGCGTATTTATAAGTGATATTCCGCTCTAGTTAAGCCACCTTGTTTTGTTGGGGTAGCTGATCATAGTAAAACTCATTTGGTGTCATTTTGTCTAGACTCGAATGAGGTCGTTTCAAATTATAAAACTCAAAATATGCACTTAATTGCTTTTTCGCATCTGTGACACTGCTATAAGCTTTGAGATACACCTCTTCATATTTAACGCTCCGCCATAATCGTTCAACCATCACATTATCTACCCATCGACCTTTACCATCCATACTGATTTGAATGCCATTTGATTTCAATACATCAATAAATGCATCACTGGTAAACTGGCTGCCTTGGTCTGTATTAAATATTTCAGGTCGACCATATTTTTCAATCGCTTCATTTAAAGCCGAAATACAAAAATCCACCTCCATACTAATCGATACCCTATGCGCAAGTACCTTGCGGCTATGCCAATCAATCACAGCACATAAATAAACAAAGCCTTTTGCCATAGGGATATACGTTATATCCGTAGACCACACTTGATTACTGCGCTGAATAGCCAACCCTTTGAGCAGATATGGATATTTACGGTGAGCTTGATTAGCCTGGCTTAAATTTGGTTTGCAATATAACGCCTGAATACCCATTTTCTTCATTAAAGTACGTGTATGACGTCGTCCTATATGATGTCCTTGACGATTCAACAAATCACGCATCATACGACTGCCTGCAAAAGGATATTGCATATGTAATTCATCAATACATCGCATCAGCTTCAGATCTGATGCACTCACAGGTTTTGGGCGATAGTAATAACAACCACGGGAGACTTTCAGCAGCTTAGCTTGCTTAGATACTGAAATCTGAAGTGAGTCGTCGATTAACTTTTGTGGTTGAAGCGGCCCAGTTTCTTCAACACACCTTCTAAAAAATCAATTTCTAATGCCTGCTCACCGATTTTTGCATGTAGTTTTTTTAGATCGATGGGTGGTTCTGTTGGAGCTTTTGATTGATCGAAAGCTTGCGAGGAAGCTGAGATCAATTGATTTTTCCAGTCAATAATTTGGTTTTGATGAACATCAAACTCAGCACTCAATTCAGCAAGTGTTTTTTCTGCTTTAATCGCAGCAAGTGCTACCTTAGCTTTAAAATCATTTGAATGATTTCTTCTTGGTCTACGTGCCATAAAATACTCCATATATTGATGTTTATAACATCATTTGAGGAGCAGAATATCACTTATAGGAGTTGTTCAAATTTACGGATCCATCTCTGAATATACTTAACTTTGCAGTATATGATCATTGATATTGAAAATTAATTATTTTTTATTTTTAGTCAGTGTGAGTTCTTACTCTCTAGAGCCTAATGGTTACTACACATAAGACCTTATTAAGTATTACCTATTGATGGGCACATATTCTTTATAAGTCTTGATAAGTAAAAAAATTATGTAGGCTAAAAATAAAACCATTTAAAAAAAGAAATCTTTATCTATTTAAATATGAATATTTGATATTTTTAATTCAATCCCTATTGCTAGTGCTTAAATATTATGCCAATATGAAGTTGGAGATATTTCCGAATAGATATTTCCTATTTCAGGTCTAAGCGTTTTTTTTCGCTAAGCCCATTTCTGAATAAAAATAGGAAGTGGGCTTTTTTATTTTTAAATATTTCAGTATTATCAGTGTGTTGCTTTAAGTAACACTAAACCTTATTGATCAGCGCAAATATCAAAAAAGGGGGAGCTTGCCTACTAGGCAAGCTTTTTAAATTGATAATTTAAACACAATAATCCATTTTAAAGCTCAATAGAAAAATCAAACTTCCCTAGCTTTTATTCGTACTAATTTATTGAATATAATCGTTTTTATAATTTTTAAAATTTCCTTAAACTAAAAATGGAAAATTTCTTGTTGCAACATTGTTATAATAGGACTACCTTAAGAAAAATACTTTATAAAAATGAGGAGCTGCCGAAATGCCACAGTATCTCATGTTTGCGGAAAATATTTATAACAAAATTAAAGATGAGGAATTGTTTTCACATGACTGTATTGAAAATATGAACTTACTTATGACATGTATACGCAGAGAAATTGAGGGAACAGAATTTAAATTAAAATATAATTTTATTGATTTTGTTGAATTGTTTAGTAAACAATTAGATGAATGTAAAGTAAAAATAGATGTGAGTTTGATTCCTCCTCATAATTCAGAAGGTGAGTATATTTTATGGTTAGCTGGATTTATCGAAAAAATTACAGAAGGTGGACCTAAACCACCTCCGCCTATAAAGAAATTTATTCCAGAGTATATGAGCTTGAAATATGAATTAGATTTTTTACCTTTAAATGAGGAAAAAATTCAAACCGAAGGTAAAGAAATTACGGATTACTTTAATTCAAAGCTTTATAAGGCAACTTTTAAGAAATAATAGTTAGTTGTCTCTATTTTTAGCCACCGCCTTAGGGCGGTTTTTTTATGGGTAAGAATAATGGATTTTACAGAATACTTTTGGCTTACTCGGAAAAAAGAACCTAAACCTAAACCTAAAAGCCGGCCACTGCCAAAGCCTACACAAAAATATCTCGAGGCTGAGGCAACACTTAAGGAAGAGCTTGAGGATTTGTCGATTGGATTTGAACAGAAGTTTCAGCCGATCCATACCAAAAATTGGCGTTTTGACTTTCATATTGTGAAATTACGCTTGCTCATTGAAATAGCGGGTGGTCCTTGGTCTGGTGGCCGTAGCGGAAAGCTATCAAATAAGGCTTGGAGTCTTGATCGATATGATCATGCTGAAGAGATGGGTTACAAAATAGAGCGCTTTCATCCAGACTCTGTTTTGTCGGGATATGTCATTAACTGGATTAAAGACGAATTAGCGAGAATTGAAGATGGAGCAGATCAGACCATTTCCACCGACTGATTTTATTGATCAAGCAGATGAAGAAGAAGCAATAAGACTAACACCAGCACCAGATCTAAAAAAATGGGTTGTGGCTAACTACTTAACTATAGGTGGACCACTTCATAACCCTGATCATAACCATATTGCTGAGTTGCTTCATGATAATGAAGAATTTTTAGCATTTGCTTGGGCCTCTTCTGCATATAAAAGCAAGCAAGCTATGGTGTTAGGCCAGTGCGAAAAAGTCATGTTCAATGTTGGTGGCTGGCGTAAAGCTAGACAAGAGCAACAGATGCGAGACTGGTTCGGCTTTGTGCCAACATACTTGATCACCATTGATGCTACATTTTGCGACAAAGCAAATGATCGTGAGTTTTGTGCTTTGCTTGAGCATGAACTCTACCATATAGGCGTAGAACGTGATGAAGACGGTGAAATGATCTTTAGTAGCTCAACAGGTTTACCTAAACATTATTTAGCTGGTCACGATGTCGAAGAGTTTGTTGGTGTAACCAAACGGTGGGGGGCGAGTCAAAGCGTTAAACGTATCGTTGAAGCTGCAAAGAATCCGCCGTTTGTTTCGAAACTTGATATTTCAAAATGCTGCGGAAACTGCGTAATCAACTGAGCCGAATGGCTCTTTTTTTTGCCTTCTTTGCTAGACGTAGCTAGACAAAGGTGGGGGTATGGCTGCACTTAAAGAACAGGTAAAAATATTTATTGTTCAAGCGCTTGCCTGCATGGATACCCCTCAACAGGTAGCTAATGCTGTCAAGCAAGAATTTAACATTGAGATTGATCGAAAACAGGTACAACTTTATGACCCGACAAAAGCGGCAGGAAAGAATTTAAGTAAGAAATATAAAGACCTTTTTCATAAAACCCGAGAGGACTTTAAAAAGAATGTTTATGACATCCCGCTAGCTAATAAAGCCTACCGGCTTAAAGAGCTTCAGAAGATTTATGAAGACTGGAAGAACAACAGGCTTATGAAGCAAGGGGTTATTAAACAGGTTCGGGAAGAAATGCAGGGTTATGACCTGATGTTATTAAATCTTGAGTTAAAGCAGCTTGAGATTGAAAAGTTAAGAGAGGGTGAAGGTGATGAAGATCCAACACCAGTCAAGGTAACTATTCAAGTTGTGGATGCGAGTAAAAAAGATGCCGAACATCAATCCGACACTGAATGTACCTCAGGCTAATTTTTTGCAGATGGAAAAGAAGTTCCGCGCATTTGTCGCTGGCTTTGGATCGGGAAAGACTTGGGTTGGATGCTCCAGTTTATGCAACAAAGCTTGGGAATTCCCTAAAGTACCTTTGGGTTATTTTGCTCCAACTTACCCGCAGATTCGCGACATTTTCTTTCCAACTATTGAAGAGGTTGCTTTCGATTGGGGGCTTAAAACTAAGGTTTATGAAACCAATAAAGAGGTGGATATCTATTATGGTCGGCAATATCGAACGACAATCATTTGCCGGTCTATGGAGAAACCAGCAACAATTGTAGGTTTTAAAATTGGCCACGCCTTGATTGATGAACTTGATGTTATGGCCAAGGTCAAAGCTCAACAGGCTTGGCGTAAGATCATCGCACGTATGCGTTATAAGCAAGCTGGTTTGCTCAACGGTATTGATGTGGCCACTACACCTGAAGGTTTTAAGTTTACATACGAGCAATTTGTTAAAGAGGCAAATAAATCAGAGGCTAAGCGTAAGCTATATGGAATGATTCAAGCTTCAACTTATGACAATGAAGCTAATCTTCCAGATGACTACATATCATCACTTTATGAGTCTTATCCGCCGCAATTAATTTCAGCTTATTTAAGAGGGCAGTTTGTCAATTTAACCAGTGGTGCTGTTTACCCCGACTTTGATCGAGTTCTAAACCACACGGATGAAGAAATTAAGAAAGGTGAGCCTTTACTCATTGGTATGGATTTTAACGTGCTTAAAATGGCTGCTGTGGTTTATGTCATTAGAGAAGGGAAGCCAAGAGCTTTAGATGAACTGGTTGGCGTGAGAGATACACCGACGATGTGTCAACTGATTAATGAGCGCTTTCCAGATCACGATATTACTGTGATTCCAGATGCTTCAGGTCAGGCAACATCATCAAAGAACTTCAGTGAATCTGATCATGCAATCTTAAAGAAAAATGGATTCAAAGTTGAAGTTAATGGTGTGAATCCCGGTATTAAAGATCGTATCACTGCAGTTAATGCACAAATTCTGAATGCTGAGGGTGAACGACACTTAAAAGTGAACACAAACAAGTGTCCTAACTTTACGGCTACTTTAGAACAGCAAGTCTATGATGATTTTGGAATGCCAGATAAAAGCGCTGGTTTGGACCACGTTGGGGACGCTGGTGGATATCCAATAGCTAAGAGATTCCCAGTCATCATTCAGAAAATATTTAAACGGCGCGCAATCGCTGGTTTTTCTCGTTAATCAATGCACCTTCTCAGGTGCTTTTTTATTGGTGTTTTTATGGCAGTTATTGATAAACATCCGCAGTATATTGCTGCACAAAAAAGCTGGGAGATTATGCGGGACGCCGTTGCTGGTGAAGAGCAGATCAAACAGGCACAAACAAAGTACCTAGCTAAATCGGCCGGAATGATTGAGGCTGAAAAGCAAGGTGATACGACTGGAGAGATTTATAAAGCCTATCTAAGTCGAGCTCAGTATCCATTATGGGTTCAGGATTCATTACGTACGATGATTGGTTTAGTTTCAAAGCTGGAACCTAATATCGTAATTGAAAGTTCTCTGTTAAAGGGTTTGATAGAGAATGCAACCAATGATGGTTTTGGGCTTAAACAACTCTTTATCCGTATTTGCCTAGAATTACTTGAATATGGTCGCTGTGGTTTGCTTGTCGATGTTGATGGGGCTGGTGTGCCATATTTCGCTCTATATGATGCGCTATCAATCATTAACTGGAAGGAAAACAGCATTGGTGGCCGTAAGGATCTAAAGCTGTTAGTGCTCGAGGAACAATTCGAAAATAGTGAAGATGAGTTTGGGCATGATACAAAGACGGTTCACCGTGTTTTATCTATGGTTGATGGTGCGCTAACTGTACGGTTATTTGATGGCTCTGTTGAAGAAGATAAAACGCCAGATCTCGGCGGTAATCAGCTATCTTTCACGCCGTTTGTTTTCTGTGGCACGACCGATAATTCTCCACAAGTTGGAACGGTACCATTGCTTACCATGGCTAAGGCAGCACTCAAGTATTACCAGCTAAGTGCAGATTATTACCAGTCACTTCACCATACAGCTCATCCGCAGCCTTGGATTAATGGACTTGAGGGTGATGAAGATATTAGCGTTACTGGTGTGATGGCTGTCTGGAGCCTTCCTGGTGAATCTCAGTGTGGTTATCTCGAAATTTCAGGTAGCGGCATTGAACTCACCAAAAAGGAAATGGATGCACAAAAAAATGCTGCTCTTGAAGCCGGTGCCAAGGTAGTCGATACCAATACACAGGAATCAGGGGAAGCGCGCCGTGCACGTCAAGATGATCAGCAAGCAAGCTTACATAGCATTGTGACGTGTGCTGCTGCGGCTATTGAGCAGGCAATCAAATATGCTGCCCAATGGTTAAAGTTGGATCCGTCAAAATATACATTCACAGTCGAACCAGAATTTATTGTCCAGCAATACGACATCAATCTTGCTAAGCAACTATATGAAGGTGCTATAGCTGGAAAGAATTCGTTCCAGACGTATTGGGAATATATCGCTACTGGTAAGTTGCCAGCTCATGATTTTCAGGAAGAGTTGAAGCGTGTTGAAAGTGAGCGAGATAGTATGCCGTTGTAGAGGTGACGCATGGCTTCAAAAGAAGATAAATCGCTGATTGAAATACTTACCCAACATCAGGCGTATTTATATAGGGTGTCTTCTCAATCTGTTAATGAGCTACTTAAAATCTTTAATGATGAGTCGACATTAATGTTGGCAAGGCTTCGGGATTTGCTCGATGAATTAAATGACTCTGAAAAAGTGGCTTTAGCAAGTGGGCAGTACACTACTGCTAATCTCAAAGAGATTCGAGATTTAATTTCTCAGTGGTTCCTTGGACTAAATACTTCCTTACCTGAAGCATTTGCAGTTTCAGCAACTGCAATGGCTGTATATGAGGCTAATTACACAGCTAAGTTATACGGCGGCAAGATCAAAAAGCCAAATGGTGAAAAGCTGTTTACTGCTGCTAAGAAGGTCCCTTTAGTTGGTGGTGCTCTTGTAGATGATCTTCTAAGCAAGATTGCTGAAAGTGCACGTCAAAAGGTCGAATATGCTATTCGTGACGGGATTAGCTCAGGCAAAACTAATCAGGAAATCGTCCAGCGGATTCGTGGTACCAAACGCCTTAATTATGAAGATGGCTTATTAACCAGTTCCAAAGCTGATATTGACCGTACCGTACGAACTGTACGGAGCCATGTGGCGAATCAAGCATATTTAGACACTTTCAATAAAATCGGTTTTGAGTATGTACGTTTTGTCAGTGTCTTAGATGGGAGAACAACGAAATTATGTGCTTCTTTGGACGGATCTGTTTGGGAAGTGAATGACCCAGCAAAGCGGGTACCGCCGTTGCATCCAAATTGCCGCAGTATTCTGGTGCCCGTAGAGAAAGACGGGAAATTAGTTGGTGAACGGCCATTTGTCATGGACGAACGTCGAGTTAAAGACATTCCAAAAGATGAGCGGAGCCAATTAATAGGGCAGCTAGATGCCAACACTACATTTAAAGAGTTCTTCAAAAAGACAGATGACTTCTTCCAAAAAGAATGGTTAGGACCAAAGCGTTACAAACTTTTCAAAGAAGGAAAGTTTGATTTTGAAAAGTTCTTTGATCCTGAAGGCCGTTTATATAGCTTAGATGAGTTAAGAAAGTTGGATGAAAAAACCTTTAAAGAGTTGGGTCTGTAATTTTTTCTTATGTTATATTTTTTAAAACATCAGAATTTATACAATATGAAAACAATAGCTTTTGTATGCCTAACTCTAATTTCCATCACTTGTTTAGCTGAACCAAGTCAAAAATATCTTAAAGAATATGATCGATTGTCTGAAGCTTTGGAGTCAGCAATGGCAAATGCATATTCTTTTGATCCTGCAACTGGTCAAGTAAAACAGGCTACTCAAGGTTTAGAAGCTAAAAATAATTTATGTAGAGCTGCCCAAGCGAAACTAAACCTCACCACGTTTTTAAAAGACAATTTAGAGGAATCTAAAGAGCTTTATAAATCTATTGATGGTGCAGAGACTCTAGATAAAAATTATCTTAGTGGACAACAGCAGGAACAACAAACTCTCGTTTCAAATTTGAAAAAAGACCTTGTTGGAACTGGATTTAACTGTGAGTAATTATCGCCGATGACAGGCAATCCTAAATTCACTTTAGACACAATTTTCACCTATAAAAGCGCCCAAACAGCGCTTTTGTCATTTATGGAGTTTGGCTTATGAGTGAATCAGAAGTTAGGCATTTAGTACTTAAAAGAGTTTCAGATAAATCTTCTCATCTTGCTCTTTGTGACGAGGAAACAGGTATTCCATTAGCTGGATTAACCGCTGTAAAAATGAATTGTAGTGTTTTTGAGGGTCCAGCGACTATCACGGCAACATTTGATGTAGGTGGTCCTCAAGGTATCCGCTTAGTTGGTGATGAACCTAGATCAGAGGTTTGGAATAAAAAGTAAACGTAGCTAAAGGTGGTAAAAATGTCTGAAATATCAGTTGCTGAATATGTAAAGAGAAAAGAAGAGTTAGAAAGAACACTAACAGGCCATATTGCTGAATTGATCAGTAAATTTGAAAAAGATACAGGCGTAAATGTACAAGATGTTTATGCGAATTTTTCTAGCGCCACTTGTTTGGGTGGTTCTGAAAAACACTTTCTAACTGGTGTGACAGTTAAAACCTCAATTTCTAATTAATCCAATTTATTAATTCAATAGCACCTTCGGGTGCTTTTTTTGTGAGTATTAAAATGAGCAAGAAACTATTAACAGCATCTATGGTTGCATACATTGGTACTAAGTCAGTTTTAGCAACGCCCATGACGCGTGGTGAATACAATGAATACCAAGGGTGGCAAATCCCTGAAAATGAAGACCCAAGTGATCCTGGTTATTTAATCGAATACAAAGATGGTGGCAAGGCTAATCATCCAGATCATGAAGGTTATATTACTTGGTCGCCAAAAGATGTTTTTGAGCATTCATATCAACTAGATGGTTTTCAAAATTGTGTAATGGGCCGTGAAATTCATAAAGATGATAATGGAGTAACAGTTACCCATAACGAAACTGTTAAAACCCGTGATGGTGAACAGTCTCTTGAAACCGGTCATTTCTATGACATCGTAACTGGAGATTCACTTACTCCAATTCAATTTCAACTTGGTCCAGTTAAGGAAGTTGGAGTAAATGGCATCACGAATGAAGCATTACTTGCGATAGTTTTACATCGTTTACGTGTTCTGAATGAAAAGTTTCCTTGCCGCGAAAATTCACTTGCTATTACCAATATTGAGCAAGGTCAAATGTGGCTAGAGCAACGTACCCGAAATCGTCAGAAGCGTGGTGTTGAAGGTTTTAACATCGCTTAACTTTATTAATCGAAATACAGCGTCCTAATGGGCGCTTTTTTAATGCCTGAAGCTAAGCAGAGGGTTCAACAATTAAACCCGCTAAGCGGTATCTCTAGGAGATTTTTAAATGCCAGACGAAATCAAAGTTGATTTGGAAAATCCTGAAATTAAAGCAGCTATTCAAGACGCCGTTGATGAAGCTGTTAAAGGTCTTAAAGATAAGAACGCTGAACTTATCAAAGATAAAAAAGAGTTGAAAGATGAACTAGGTTCATTGAAATCAAAGGTTGAGGGTTTAGATCTGGATGCAATCAAGGTCCTGCTTGATAAATCAAATCAGGATGAAGAATCCAAACTTATTGCAGAAGGCAAGATTGAAGAAGTTATTCAGAAACGCACTGAGAAGATGCGTGAAGAGCATGACAAGGTTCTTAAGGCAGAGAAAGAACGGGCAGATAAAGCTGAAGCTTATGCCGAGAAATTCAAGAAATCAGTAGTGCAAAGCCAAATTGTTCAGGCTGCTATTGAACTTGAAGCACTGCCAGAAGCGACCCCTGATATCGCCTTTTTAGCTCAGACAAAGTTTGCATTAGATGAAAACGGCAAAGCTGTGGCAGTTGATGAAAACGGGGATGTGGTCATTGGTAAAGATGGTCAGACACCGATGACTCCAAAAGAGTGGGTTGAGTCTCTACGCGAGCAAAAACCGTATTACTGGCCTAAGCCTAATGGCATGGGCGCAACTGGTAGCAACAATTCAAAAGGTCAGCCAGACATTCTCAAATCGGATGGCTCGGTAAATATGACCAAATTGGCGCAATTACGAAATGAAAATCCGCAACTAGCTAAAGAGCTAGCGGCAAAACACGGTATTAAACTTTAAGGAGTAAAGCCTAATGGGCGACACAAAAATTGCTGATGTAATCGTACCCGAGTTATTCACTCCGTACGTATTAAATAAAACTGCCGAAAAGTCTGCATTATGGCAGTCTGGCATTGTTGGGGATTTGGATGTAGATGTGGCTTTCGGAACAGAGGGTGGTACTACTGTAAATATCCCATTCTGGAATGATTTAAGTGGGGAGTCAGAAGTACTTTCAGATTCAACCCCTTTATCTGTAAATAACATCACATCAGGCAAAGATATTGCGATTCTTCATGCACGTGGTAAGGCGTGGGGCGCTAATGATTTGGCTAAAGCATTATCTGGTGACGATCCACTTGGTGCGGTTGGTGATCTGGTCGCAGATTACTGGTCGCGTGAGTTTCAAGGTTTTACCGTAAATACCCTTAAAGGTGTGTTCGGTGCAGCCAGCATGGCAGGTAATACTCACGATATTTCTGCTGGAACTGGAGCTGCCGCTGTAATTGATGGCGTATCTTTTGTTGATGCTTCTTATAAGTTGGGTGATGCCGTAGATAAATTAACGGCTATTGCAATGCATTCGGCAACCATGGCTGCATTAGCTAAACAAGGTTTGATCGAAACCGTACGTGATGCTGATGGTGTAGTGCTCTATAAAACCTTTATGGATCGCCGTGTGATTGTCGATGACGGTATGCCAGTGGAAGGTGATGTCTTTACTTCATTCCTGTTTGGTCAAGGTGCAATTGGTTTCCAAGATATTGGGGCACCGGTTGGTGTAGAAACAGACCGTGATAGCCTTGCTGGTACTGACATTCTTATTAACCGCCGTCACTTTGTATTGCACCCTCGTGGCATTAAGTGGGCAGGCGATACAGGTATAGCTCCTAATAACGCTGGTCTAGCAACACCTTCAAACTGGGAACGTGTTTACGATCCTAAACAGATCCGTATTGTGGCATTCAAGCACAAGATCAAATAACAAAAAGGCGGGTAACACCGCCTTATCTTTTTGGAGATCCACATATGGGACTTTCATCATTTAACCGTGCACGGGAAAGACAACAAATGACAGAAACAAAAATTGCTGAACTCGAAGAACAACTGGCAACGTTGAAAGGTGAATTCATTGCCTTTCAAAATGATCCAGAAGCCATGAAAGCACGTATTGCTGAGCTTGAATTGGGGGCAGGTAAACAAAACCCTGAAGGTGACAACCAGCAAGCTCAAGACAACCAAAACGCAGGTGATGACCAGGTGCAACCAATTAACTATGCAGGTCTAAAAGTTGATGAGTTGCGTGCGGTCTTGACTGAAAAAGGCATTGCATTTGAAGCAGGCGCTAAAAAAGATGAACTTTTAGCATTAATTCCAAAGGAATAATCCATGGGCTTTATCACTGAACAAGAAGCGATAGAACATGTTGAAGGCTTTGATGCTTTATCTGCCAGTGATAAGGCTCAATACCTCCAAATGGCCGAGGCATATCTGTTAGCACGTAATGTTAAGCCTTACGAAGATGCCACTCTGGTTCCTGAACCTCTAAAAACAGCCTCATATCAAATCATCAAGGGCATTATTAAAGGTGATCTATATCAAGGACAGGAACAGGCATTAAAGCGTAAGAAAGTAAAGGCTGATACGGTTGAAACTGAAAAAGAATATCAGGACGGATCAGTAAAGCTTAGTGCGATTGAGCAATTCATTCTTGATTTGATTAAGCCTTACAGCAAACGAAAAGCTGTATTTTTTGTCAGGAAAATCTAATGGGCTTACGTGACGAAATTCAGGCAGATATTGCTGAAGCATTTAATGATGATTTAGCGGACGCCGTTCATACCTTTACTTGTGAGCGGATCTCAAAAACTAACTGGGATCCTAAGACAGAAACTTATGTTGAGGTTAAAGAAAACTATTCTGGTCGTGGCGTTCTGTTTGGCTCATATAGTCAATATGAGATCCAAACGCTTGGAGTATTGGCAACGGATAAGAAGGCGACCTTGCTGCAAAATGAAGTATCCATGACACCAAAAATTGATGATGAATGGTTAACAACCTTAGGCTCATTCCGCGTTATTCATATCCAGCTGGATCCAGCTAGCACAATATGGAAATGTCAGTTGAGGAAGGTTTAAATACTTGATCTAATATCCTTCTAAAATAGGGGGATATATGGCTAAGAAAGAGTTAAAAAATAAAATTAAACTCGTAGGTTTTTGGACTTTTGGAGGAGTTTTTTGGTACTTGGTTATTAGTTTCTTTTTATTAAGTGAGTATCCAATACAAGACTTCATTTTTGATCATAAAAAAGCTTATGATGTTTTAAAAGATGCTCTAACTATTGCGGCGTCCTTCTTAGCTCCTGTAGCTGCTTTTGTTCTTTTTACTGATTGGCGTGAACAACATAAATTAGTAAAGCTTGAAAAAGATGCGGAGCAAATTATTCATAATATTTACATTGCGAATAAAACTCTATTAACTTTTTTTAACTCTATATGTGTAGGGGAAAAGAAGCAAATGAGTACTTATTTAAAAGTATTTGAATTAAGAAATGATATTTATCTACAAACAAATATGCTTTTCAATGATATTAAAAGAGTAAATTTACATGATTTGAATGTTCAAATGTTCTGTATTGAAGCAGCAAAATCTCTGATAAAAATACGTGAATGCGCTACAGAAATGTTTGAGGTACAAGAAAAGTATGATGCAGATGATTTATCTTATTTAATTGATATTAAAAAAATTTCGAATACTCTAGATGAATTAGTAGTAAATCAGGAAAAATTGAGTGAAATTTCCGTTGATTTAAAAATCTAAAAAATACTGCCCACTTCGGTGGGTTTTTTTATGGGCGCGAATTAGGAGTTTGAATGGTAAATACAGACTACGTCCCTTTATGGCATATCTCTCCCTTCCAACATGTTCAATATACATTAGCTCGAAATCAGCTTCATATGGATCTGTTATTCGAGGACATGAGCAAGGTTGATCCGTTCTTATCTGTTGAAGGTGCAGCAGCTCAAGTCAGTTACTATTTTGATGGTGCTTATGCAATTGTTCAGCTTGGTGATACTTCAGAAAGAAATCTAATTGAAGTGTATGGATTGCTTTTACATGAAGCTGTTCATGTCTGGCAAAAGATTAAAAAGCTAATGGGTGAACGAGAACCAAGCTCTGAGTTTGAAGCCTACTCAATTCAAGCGATTGCTCAGGATCTCTTTAAGATGTATGAGGAAAGTGAGGTGAAACATGGGATGGAAGGGGAAAAAGCCGACTAGTTTTAGTCTTGATGTGTCTAAAGCAGCAGAAGACCAGGTGAAGCATATTGTTATGGATACTGTGCAATCCTTAGTTAATTTAAGTCCTGTTGATACTGGAGCATACCGTGCTTCACATATTGTTTCGGTTGGATCTGCTGATTTCGGCGTGCGTGAACCTGAAACAAACCCTATTAACGACGCAGCGATTCAGGCAATGAAGATTAAGTTAGGTAATTTGGTTTATATCCAGAACAATAAAGCTTATGGACCGCGCTTAGAAAACGGCTGGTCTGATCAAGCACCACAAGGTATTTATGGCCTCACGTTTAACTTTATTTCTCAAAAGTACGGTGGCTAAAATGGCAATGACTTTAGAGCAGACAAGGCAAGCTATTATTGATCGCATGCAAAGCTTTACGGGTATTGCTCAAGAACGGATTCAGTATCCAAATGCACCTGACTTTACTGTTCCAACAAAAGGTGTATGGTGCCGTTTAACGATTGCAGGTGGCCCGAGTTTTACCTCAGGCATTGCAGATAAGCCATGTACACGCCGTACCGGTAATATCATGATCCAATGCTTTGACCGATTACATACTGGAGAGAAGGCCGTAACGGTTCTAAGCGATGCATTGCTGGCTCATTTTGAATATTTCATAATCGAACACTTAGAATGTTTGAATGGCCAATCTATTTATGCGGGTAAAGATGCTGATTTCATTCAGTATAATGTGAGCATTGGGTTTAAGGTGAATTGATATGTCATGTATGCTGACTTTAGAAGAAATCGAAATTAAACGGCAAGAACTGGAAAGACATCTTGAAGATGTTATGTCTGTTGAACTGAAGAAGTGGCAAAGCGAAAACAAGCTATGTGTTTCCGATGTGAATATACGTTTGGCCAATGTGAATAGTCTTGGTGGAACTAAACATAATGTAGTTACTGGAGTAAGTGTTGATTTAGATTACAAACCTTAAATTACTTTAATTAAATGACCGCTAAGAAGCGGTTTTTTTATGCCTTATTCACTACCACCTCATCGGTGGTTTTTTTATGTCTATAGGAATCACTTATGAGCAATTTTGTTTTTAAGCGTGGTGACACATTCAACTTAAATTTGCAGCTCGTTGATATGGATGACGCGCTGCAATATCCAGCCAATGATGTGCGTCGAGCGATTGATTTAACGGGATATACCTTTACTTCTCAAGTTAAAACTTTGGATGGAACCGCTGTAGCAACCTTGACTTGTGCAGTATTAAATCAGAGTACTCAAAAGGGGTGGCTGAATGTGAAATCAGAGGCAAGTACTGCAGCGTGGCCTTTGGGTCTGTGTCAGATGGATATCAAAGCTGTGGTGAGCGGTACTACTCAGCATACAGAAACTTTGACTTTTCAGGTAATTGACGGGGTGACTGCATAATGGCAAATCTTTTATTTAGATTTAGTTGGGACCACCGACCTTTTGTTTATAACTCATCTCAAGGTAAGCGGCAATTTATGCTGCCTTTTGCTTCGGGCATTCCAAACCTCACTCCAGACTGGACTCAAGTTACGGGCTTAGGTACAGCGGCAACAAGAGGTGTTGGAGTAGAAAGCGGTAATGTAGCAGCTTATGGTTCTTATGGTTTATCTAACTTAGGTTATGGTGGATCTCCAACTTCAGAAGCCGGAAATGATATTGATGCTGGTTATAAAGCAGGGAGACAAAAGACTCGTTTTAAGAATGCACCCACTAGTATTTATACAAATCCCTATATAGCTGCTTATGCACCTTCTATCGTGGTTACTCGTGGAGAATTTACAGGTACGGAGTTATTTTTACCATATTACACCTCAACACGCGCCAATTGTATGGCTGTAATTGCATGGAATTATGTGCCATCCACTGACACCTTAAGTAAAGCAGAGCAAATCGTTTATACGAGCAAGAACAATATCGTTTATACGACCAATAACAGCGCGACCAGCGGCAAATTGGTTACTGTTGAGACTTCTGGCGAACTTCGCTCCAAGGGGTTCACTGTTGATTCGAACGGGGTTTACAAGGCAGCTTCACCGATTGCAAGACTATTTGCTGATTCACTTGAACTCAATGAAGATGCCTCAAAACAGCCGATTAACTTTGAAAAGTTAGGTACAGGTGACTACCTGATTAAAGGTTCTCTGGGATTTGCTAAAGAGGGCTGGTACATTGAAATGCCTAAAGATGCAAACGGTAATGTTCTTGTTGCTGTGTCTTATGAGCAGCATGAAGATGGGGATATTGCAGTAAAAACCTACAAGAAAAAATTTGATATCGAAACAGCCTCAATTATTCCTGATTTCGATAATCCTGTAGATATTCCAGAAACTCGCTGGATTGATATTCGATTGCATGAAGAACCCGAACCAGAGCCTGAAGAACCGTTGAGTGAAACACCATTGGAGTTCCAGCCTACTAACTTATCTCAGGCAGTAGCTGCAGCCTTGAATGGTGTGGAACCGCCAGTGATCTCCGACACAGATGCAACACATTAAAAACCCGCAAATTTAGCGGGTTTTTTTACGCCCATCTTTTATAACTGCCCGCTGATGAAGCGGGTTTTTTATGCCTAAATTTTGGAGAACTATAAATGAGTTCAGGCGCAAAAATTCGATTATATGCTTGTGAAGAAGCGGTGCTGGGAACAACTCCGGCAAACCCGATCTGGTACACGGTTCGCCGTGTCAGTGATGGTTTATCTGAAAACGTCTCAACTGAAGAAAGCAGTGAAGTAGTAGATTCACGTTTTCGACAAGGTGGTGTGGTTACTGAAGCAGAGGTAACAGGCCAGTTAGAGTTTGAACTATCTCTTGGAACATTTGACTTATTCTTAAGTGCTTTAGCCTTTAATAACTGGGCAGCAAATGCTTTAAGCTTTGGCGGTACCGTACGTAAATCTTTAACACTGGTCAAAGTATTTGAAGATATCGGTCAGGTATTTATTTACCGTGGTGTACAGGTGAATACCGGTGAAATCACCATTCAAACAACTGGGAAAATCACTGGTAATTTTGGACTGGTAGGTAGCTCATTTACACGTCAGCAAGTCAATCCTGTCACTAATCCTATAGCTGCAACAACCCGTCCACTGGTCAGCATGCCAAACGTGGAAAACTTACTGGTAAATGGACAGACGATTCAAGGTAAAGCGTGTTTGCAGTCTCTTACGCTTTCAATTAATAACAACCTTGAAGCAATCCGTTGTATCGGCTCAGGCAAATACACACCAGAGTTCTACATTGAAAAGATGATGGATATCGAAGCAAATGCTTCCTTCATGTTCTCGGCAACTGCGGCAGGGTGGATTGATGCCATTAAAACCCGTGATGTATTTACACTGACCTTTGATATTAGAGACAGCAAAGGCAGTAAATACTCGTTCAATTTCCCTCAATTAGAAGTAATGGAAGCCAATCACCCAGATGGCGGGGGTGACGACATCATTACTTTAGATATCAACTTTGCCCAAGTTCGTACAGCGCCAACAATTGTACGCGCTCTTGTGTAATCAACTTATTCAGTAACAAAGCCTATGGAATCCCATGGGCTTTTTTATTTCTAAAAATTAGAGGTTGCTATGGCTTTAAAAGTCGGAATTATTAAAAGCTCGGACGTATCAAAATGGTGTGAATACAAAGGTGCTGATGGAGAGGTACAGGCAGAGTTCAAAGTCCGTGGTATCGCATATAAGCCTTTTCAGGTAGCTATTGAACGAGCAGGTAACCAGATCTCGTCTAAAGGCTACGATGTAATGGTCAAAGATGAAGATGCCAAGCTTTATCACGAGTTGTTAATGGATGCATGCGCCGCCCACTTAATCGAAGACTGGAAAGGTGTGGTATTTGCCGAAATCGTAGACGGTAAAACGGTTGAATCTGAAAAGCCCTATACACCTGAGAATGCCTCAAAGCTTCTTAATCTTGGTGATATTGGTATTTCAATCTGGCTATTCATTAAAGAACAGGCCCAGAAGATTCAGGAAGACGCAGACAAGGACAAGGCTTTAATTCTGGGAAAGTCATCGAGCTCTACAAATACCAAAAAACGTATGCGTCGAAAACGCCGCACGAAATCGAACAAATCAAGTTTCAAGTTCTTAGGCGGCCGTATTCCGGATCCGCCAGAATATTCGTATGCGGCTGATTCAATTCTTTCGGCATTTAGCACTATATGTCGATCCAGACGTTATGAGCAAAGCATACCGTTATCTTTAGATCAGCAGGCTATCAATGTCTATGCTGAGCATAATGATTTGCCAGTGGCTGCTCATATTTTTAATGACTGTATTTTTGCGTTGGATAATTTGTTTTTGGAGGAGTGCCATAAGAAGATATCAACCAAAAGCAAAGGTAAGTGACCAAATTAGGTATTGCCAGGGACTGAAAAGCCTAATTTGGTCAAAACGTCAAACAATTAAGCAGTTGCTCTTAAACGCGACTCAAAATAACGCAGTCGATGTTACAAAATACTTGATCTGGATTGACAGAAAATTACCTTTAAGGTGTTGCGCGTGATTATCAAATGATGAATAATCACCTTACCGTCAATATTTGACGGTTCAGCATTCTTTTACTCTTTCCAAGAACCTTGGTGTTTGCTTGTATGTGTTTAACATTAACTGAAGCTAAACAAAAACTTAGAGCATTTGCTAGAGATACTAGCAAAATCAAGTTAACTGCACATGCAAAAGAAAGAATGAAAGAACGCTGTATCTCTATGAAGCAAATTATTTGCTGTTTTGAGCATGGAGATATTACTGAGGGGCCGTACCCAAATACTCGTGGTGATTGCCAGTTAAATGTTTCTGTTCGCACTGCAGGCGAATACATAACAACAGCTGTTGCAATCAAGCAGAGCGAGAACGGTGAATTCTCAGTAGTAGTCACTACATTTAGAGAGTAGGCTAAATTATGTATCACTATGAAGAATGCGGTCTGAGCAATATTTGGCTGCGCAATGGATTTACAATTGAAAATGATGAAGACTATGGTGAACTCGTATCTATTGAATCTGTTCATGAGCTTCATAATGCCATTGGGTTGTTCTTAATTACGCAAAAGCCTGACTTGAATGGTGAGGAAATTCGTTTTTTACGTAAAGAACTAAACTTGTCACAGAAGAATCTTGCTGGGCTTTTAGGAGTCAGTGAGACTAGTATTAGACATTGGGAAGCTGATCGCGGTTTAATTGGTAAACCTACTGAGCTATTACTTCGTGCATTATATAAAGAGCATGTTCAAGGTGATGGCAAACTAAGAAGTATGATTGAGTCATTAAATCATCAGGAACGAACTTTAGTACCAAGTGAAATTAGTTTTTCATATGGAAATAACCATTCATGGCATCAAACCAATTGTGAAATAGCTTAGTTAGTTTTATTTGATAGAAACCACCTTCGGGTGGTTTTCCTTTATGTGACATTTAGTAACCAGTTTGTTAAAGTTAGTACACTTTATAACAAACGGTGAAATTCATGAAAAAAATATTGGCTGCGGGTTTAATTGGTCTTGGGTTGGTGGGGTGCGCTACTCCAGCCTATAATTATCAAGCTATACCTAAAAATATAAGCAAACCGCCAATTGGATCAGTTAATAAAGCATTTGTAGGGGATCAAATGCTTGAACAGGGAATGGTGGTTGATCGTGAAGTTCTAAACGTCCCTGAAAATATTAAAATTAGTTTTGCTTATTCACTTACTTCAGGCATTTACTTAAAAACAGGCAAAAATGAAAAAGGGCAATATTTTCAGCCATTCAACACTGTCAGTGGTGGGGGGATGGTTCAGAAAAACCCTTTAGCTGACCCATTTAAAGTAGTTATGTTAGATACTGAAGGTAAGCTCTGTGTAGTAACAGTATTTAATGCAAAAAACTGTACTGATAAACATCAAGCTACTATGAAGACAGTAGCAATTGCATCAGATAATTCCTTCCAACAAACATTAATTTATAGTGGAAAATTTGGAAATAAAATTAATGTCGGGTACCGTGAATTCTCAAGTAATCAAGCACGTCCTGCATTCAATAATGATGTTGAATATGATTTAAGCCAATCTAAGCAAATAGGTTATAAAGGTGCTTTATTGGAAGTAATTGATGCCACTAATCAAGATATTACTTACAAAGTTTTGAAGAACTTTAACAAGGTAGATTAAGATGAGTGCACCACAATATAAACCAATGAGAGAAAGTGAAGTTTGTAATGCTATCGGGTGGGTGTTAATAGCTCTTGGCTTTATCGCAGGTTTTTTATTTATTCTTGCATTTGGTCGAATTGAAGTAGCTTCTTACTATGGTAAAGAAACGGTTTGGTCTGGAGTTATGATAGCAACAGGAATCGGAATTATATTTAATGGATTCCTTGCAGGCTACTTATTTCAAAAAGTAGCTAGTATTCTTCGTTACCATGAGAATAAATAATATCTTGCATAAGCACCCTAGGATGCTTTTTAAAATTGGTTTAACTACCCTGCTTGGTAATTATATTTAACTTAAAAAGAACTACCCACTCATTGAGTGGGTTTTTTATTGCCTAGAGGAAAGTAAAATGGCACAAGAATCCCGTTTGGTCATTGTTATTGATTCGCAAAATGCTGAACGTAATGCGCGTAATCTAGGCAATGAACTTGTTAGCATTGAACGTAAAGGTGAATTTGCATCTAAGTCTATGGACAGCTTGTCTGTAGCCACCAGAGCTTTAGCTGGACACATGGCTGGTTTATTAACAGTAGGTTCAGCCATTTCAAAGATGGATACATATACTGGATTACAAAATCGCCTTAAGTTAGTCACTAACAATCAAGTTGAACTAAATAAAGCAACGGAAGACACTTTCCGAATTGCTCAAAAAACCTATTCAGCTTGGGATTCTGTGTTACAGGTTTACCAGCGTTTTAGTGATAATGCCAAAACTTTAAACCTCACAATGGATGACACAGCACGTTTAACTGAAACAGTTTCTAAAGCTGTAGCAATTAGTGGTGCAAGCGCAGAAGCTGCTGATGCAGCTTTAGTTCAGTTCGGGCAGGCCTTGGCTAGTGGAACGTTGCGTGGAGAAGAACTTAATTCTGTAATGGAGCAAACCCCAGCACTAGCAAAGGCTATTGCTAAAGGTATGGGTATTACTGTAGGTGAATTACGTTCAGTAGCAGCTGAAGGAAAAATTACTTCAC